ATGTTTGTATATGAAAAAAGACTTCAGTACCCTATCAGAATAAAACAAACTAACCCAAAACTTGCCAAAATTATAATTACACAATATGGGGGTACATACTTCAAATGTTATGATTACTATTTTTTAGAATTATAAATAATGGCTTAGATATGCGACTATTAAGGTAAAAATATCTTTATTTAAAGTTTAATATTTTTAATAAAAATAAGTCATATTTTATAGAAGTATGACTCAAATATGACTCAAAAATATTTTGAAAAAAAAAGCTCCACAAAAGTAAAACAACCCCACAGTAGTATCAGAACTGTTGTGGGGTATAGTTTTGCACGAAAAATTAATATTGTTTTAGTTTTTAAAACTTTAATTGAACATTTCAAAAGTTTTGAAAATTAATTACTAGCGTTAATTCTTATTTAATCAAATAATACTTTAAGTTACGGTACATATAATAGTAACCCTTGTACTTGCCCTCTGTAATATAACAGATAATTCTAAATTTTCTGTCCTTATCAAGTTGTTTTGTATATTTAATCTTACCCTTGACAACTCTTTTGTATGTAGAACCTTTACCTACTACAATAGTTCTGTAACTTGATAGACCTGACTTATTCAGTCTTGTGTTGACCATATAGCCTGTTTTATCATTATAGCGAACCTGACTCCAACCGTCTCCCATATCCTTTAGCCATTGTACTTTAGTACCCTTTGGCACAATAAATAGAACACGACTAGCATTACCTACTTTATCAATAAAGTGCTTGTTATAAACAGGGCATTTTAGTTTTGTGGTAATCATAGTCTTACCAAATGACTTATAGCAGATATTACAATCAAAAGTATTGCCATTAACAATATACTTACTTGTGTACTGCCAAATGTCACAATCATAATCTTTAGTACTAGAGTACTGTGCTAACCAAATACTGTAATTTTTCTTTAGCGAACTATAATTCAGATTATTTTTGAACCAATTTGCATTAGCATATACACCGGCTTTATATCCGGCTTTTTCGATTGTTTTGCAGAATTCTTTTGCGATTTTTGTTAGAGTTGACTTACCTAGATATGTTAGGTTTTCCTCTTCCATATCAATGTAGATAGGCATATCTAGACTTCTACCCTTTAGCCAACCTAGACAGACTTTTGCCTCTTTCTTAGCCTCTGCAACAGATTTTGCATAACTGTAATGGTAAACACCTACAAGCATCTTATTTGCCCTTGCCTTTTTATAGTTGCTTTCAAAGTATGGGTCTTTCTGACTAGACACCATACCATAACCACATTGAATTACTACACCGGTAATACCTTTCTTCTTTAACGCTTTGTAATCAACAGTGTTGTTCCATCTACTTACATCTACAATCTTTGTTGACATTAGTTATCATCCTTTCCTTTGTTCTGTAATACATCAATAGCCTTATTAATAATAGCCGGTAATGGTAAACCCATTAAACCGGCATTTTCTACGATAGAGATTAGTTCATTAGCCATAAAGCCTATGATTACGGCATCTCTTATGTAACTAGTACCAATTGCTAAATCAAGCCTATATGCAATTAGCACAAATAATAGGGTCATGCCCTTCTTGCATAACCCTTTCCAACCTGCTTTACTTTCTAATGCACCTGATGATGTTTTCTTGCTATTGTGGAATATACCGGCAACAACAAGACCTGACACATAGTCAATAGCCATAAATAAACATAGTGTTACCAGAGCAGTATCCCAACCACCAAACAACCATGCAAAAAGTCCACCTACTGCACCAATAGCAGTACAAATCCATTCTTTCATCTTAATTCTCCTTTTCAGTATCTAATGTGACATCTTCGGCAAAGTCACCGTTTGAGTTCTCTGTATCTTCGTTAGTTGTTTCAGTTTCGACAACTGTATACCAACTGTCGATAGTTAGCATATCATCATCTGTTAAGACTGACTTACTATACCAGCTTAGTGCGTATGCTCTGACTTGGTATTCATCCAACCTATTTCGCATTGTTGACAAAGTTTTGATTACAAAATCATGTAAGCTAAACATTATTACATCACCTCACTTTCGTGTGCAACAATAGCAGTTGCCAGTTCGTTAAATTTGTTGTCAATGTAATTCTTTGTGTCAGCAATATAAGTTAGCTGACTGTCGCAGTCTGATACAACAGTTGTTGACGGATAGTAAGTGTGCAAATTCAAAAATTCATTAATCTGTTCTTTAGTTAAATTTAAAACTGTCGGTGTTTGCTTTACCCCAACTAAAATAATACCGTTATTTTCATCAGCACAATTCTTTAGTGTTGCTTTTGTATCGTTAAGTGATAAACCTAAGTCAACATACAATGTATTTGTTCTTATATCAAAACAAGGATATTTTTCTGTACCGGCAAAAGCAAAGAATTGAAGTACATTACAAAGTGGTGCATATTTAACAGAACTATTAGCCCATTGCGTTGAATTTGATAATGTTAATGTACATCTATGGGTGTTTGTGCCACTGGGATTTTCTTTCAGATTATCAAAATCACTACTCTGCAAAACTAACTGTTGTAAGTTTTGTGTTATGTAACCTGTACCATCGCTATTTACTGTTAGAGTATCACACACATTTCCTATACCTCTTAAAGTACATTGAATATTATTACTTTGTCTGTCACTGTCATTTGAAAAAGTGATACTCGGATTGTTAATATTATTAATATCAACAGGATTGGTTGGTGATGGTACTGCACTTTGTGTAGATTTACCGTACACAGTTAATCCAACAATATTACTGTTGCTACTGTCAGTAATAACTGCACTAGTTGACTTATCTGTTGTGACTTTAATTTGCGAATTAGACATAGTATTACAAATATAAGGCTGTAATTGATTTGCTAACTCTAATGTACTTCTTTCGATATTGTAGGATAGAGGCATATTATCTTTATATTTAGATTTGCATAAGCAAGGGTGTAAGACTACATCAATATAGTTAAAAAGTGTACCAGTTTGGACTGACAGTATAATTTCACTCAGATTTTCGTTGCTTACCGTAAATGACTTTTCAGAATAGTAAGTTTCTTTTTTATCTTTGTCAACTAATGTGATTTGGCTATAACAGTTGCTTTGTCTATTAGTAGTCTTACCACTAGTAATGTAATACTCTCCATTTTCTAATGATATTGACTTTACTAACATTGACACATATTTTTTCGTTGGTGTACCTGTGATATGATACCCCCCATCATCTGTTGCCGTTGCAGTTAATCCATTGGCAGTTTTACCATTTAAAATAGACCAATCAAAAAGATTATAACTTTGCACTAGATTTGCTTTGCTTTTGTCTAGTTGGGCAATATTCGTAGCATTTTGGACAATATTCGTAGCATTCTTCTTTACTGCTGTATCATTGTTTGTCTTGTATGCATTAAAATCAGCTTTCAAACTTTCAATATCAGCAAGAGGTGTTTCTAACTTGGTATTGATTTCATCAACTGACCTATTAAAATTCTGCCTATCAGTATTTGCCTGTTCAACAATGCTATTAGCTTTGCCAGTTAGTGCTTGTACATCTGTTTTGTGCTGAGCTTCAATACTTGTTGCTCTGTTCTCCCAATCAGACTTATCTGCATTTACTTGTTTCTTCAGCGACTTAATAGCACTTGCTAATAGTTCATTTACATTGATGAAGTTATCATCATTTGAGTAAACAATACTAACACCATCCGGTACTGCACCACTTAGTATTTCAACATTGCCAACTGTGTTATCAATATAAATAGTCTTTAGTGAGGTACATCCACTAAAAGCACCATTATTAATTTTTGCAACATTATCTGCAACAAATACTGTTACAATATCTGTTTGACTAGTTGCAAAATCACCTGCACCCAATGCATCTGTTTGTCTTGCATTCTTCAACACATTGTCTGCTGTAAAGGTTGCAGAATAGCTAAAGACTATGCCTTTGTTTGCTTTTTCAATACCGTCATCCATCTGATTCAAACTAGCCGACAAAATCGGTGTGTTTGATGATGGGGCATCTTCCCAACCTACTTTTTTATAGCTCATTATAATTCTCCTTTCGCCTCTAGTGTATCTGTCAAAGCCTGAATTCCACTAAGGGTTCTTGACAGGATAACACTGCTAACTACTGTCATTTTCTGTTTACCGTTTTCGTATAATGGAGCACCGTTTACATCAGTCTCATACACATTGAACTGTACATTGTCCCCAACCTGTACCCAAGGTCTGCCATCTGTTGTGGCAGTAAATGGGGTGTAACTACAGTTATAGAACCTTTTTGTAATGTCACTAGGGTCACCTTTATTATTCTTGTAATTGTACAAGTCATTAAGTATATGCCAATTAGATGTATTCATATCTTCATTCTGCCAACAAATTACATTTTTCGTTAAGTCATATACTTTTGTTTCATTGTCCGGTATTTCCGTATTGCCCGGTCTAAATGTAGTTTCTTTTTCGGTTGTCTTTCCGTCAAGATTTCCACCATACTTCCATTTAAAATCAGTATAGCCCTTTACTATGTAATCCTCATAGCTTAAATCCTCATAAAAGTCATATACTTCAGGTGAGTCTGTAGGTGATATATAAACCAACCCAAAATTGCCTTTTACAGTATCTCCTTTCTTCTCTAATGCATCAGAAAAAGGAGATATAAAACCAAATACACCGATCATTTCACAACAATCCCTTAGTACGCTACCGGATGTTACTAGATTGTTCCTATCCAATAACCAATGACCATTCCTAGTTTTAAAATTATAGATTTTGTAATTAACTCCATTGGTACTAAAAGTGTTTGTTAAAATACCTGATGTTTCACTTACTGATGGATGATAAGTTAAGTTAATAAAGTCAGACATTACAGTTCCTAGTGGTCTGAATGTAGCATTCTGCCATTCTTCAAATAAACTTTTTGTTCCATCTTTTTGGTTCAGCTTTGCCATATAGTCGTATGCAGTAAGTTTATAAATGTGTTTGTCATCTCCATCACGCTGAAATTTATCAACATAGCCACAGAACAAATTCCATGTTTTTTCTTGTACTTGCCTACCGGGATAGATTTTAGCTGATGGATACAGAGTACTTGACGGATAGATATAGTCACCTAGATAACTTTGAGTTAGTCTAACATATATCCATTTATCCTTTATGTTGTTGCCAAAAATTCTGTCATCAGTATCACAAACTGAAATATTAAACTCAGAGGCTATGCAACCCCCAAACTTCAATGTACTTTCACTGCATATTGACTGTTTGAGGGTCATACTTTCTTCAACAATATTATCCATTGTGATGGTTGCTATATCTGAGTTATTAGGAAAAAGAATTTCAACTGTATTTTCCACAAGGTCATTAATAATATGGTCCTTAATTTTGCTATCTACTGTAATCATCACATCACCTCAATATTCAATAAAGGTAAGTTCAAGAGCCTTGTACTCTATATCTGTACCCTTAATAACTTTTGTTGTGTATGTAATATCAGGCATATAACAAACCATCTTACGATACTTCATTAATTCTTCATCCCAATACATTACATATAGCTTTCTTTGTTGCTTGTGAATAAACGCATTGTTAAGTGTTTTCCTGATTGACTTTAGTTGTTTTAGGTGAAGTGGTATTGTCTGAAACACTATTTTAGACTTATAGTTTGGTGAGGTGACTCTATGTAACTTATTCTTGGTATCTCTATAGGCTTTTAGTTCAGTTCTTTGTAGTGGTGTTGATTGATATGATTCCTTAGCCATTAGGTCGTGTGGGAATGGTGTATAATCAACTTCACTTGCGTTTACTACTTTACCGATATAAATAAGAGTACCGTTAAATTTATCAAAATCAAAATTAGCCATAAAATCACCTACCTATGCAAATGCAGACTTGCCAAACCTTTTACGGTAGTCACTGTCCTTATTAACCATTCCTTTGAATATAACTTCACCGTCAAGATTAATGGTAAGGTTAATATCCTTATCATTACCACCAAAGTTACCCTCAGCCATAGCCTCTAAAAATGCTTGTTTCATTGTTGATAATGGGGAAACAACCTCAGTTTCTCTTTTGTTATCGCCAAGCATTGCTAAAAATTCACCGTGAGATGCCGGAACAACAGTACCGGTAGCTAACTTAGGAATTTCCCAATCAAAGTCCATAACTGGAAACTCTTTCTTTAAACTATCTTCGGCAGTTTGATACCATTCGTCACCTAAGAAAATACTACCAAGCCAAGTAACCATTTCAATTATTAGTCTAAATAAACTTAACACTAAATTAGGAATAACATTAACTATTAGTTTAAGTGCTAAATTGAGAATAGATATAAAAAGATTTGCTATTGCTTTTACAAGTTCTACAACTGCTTTTTCAATTTTACTGTTATTCTTATTATGACTAAAGCCATCAGCCATTTCTTGCGTAAGGTCATCTAAGAGGTCGCCAATTCCGTCAACTAGTGTTGAACAGGCATTAACAAGTAGAGTAAAAGCATTAACAACTATTTCAGCCCAATCTACATTATCAAAAGATTTCTTAATACTAGCAGTTATACTTTTACTTGTTTTTCTATCTGTAAACACTTTATTCAAAGACTTTAAAAGTTCATTAACGATAGTTCCTGCTACCGACAATAACTTAGCTGCTAGGTCTCCACCCTTTTTTACAGCAGTTCTTACTGTTTTTAATAAATTATTGCCGAATTCTTCCCAATTGATATTGTCGGTAAAAGATTTGAGTGCAGTAATTGCACCACCTAAAAAGCCCCAAAAAGCATTAGATATGGAAGTTATAAATTTGTGTCCCCCTCCTTTGTCTCCAAAAAAAGAATTAAATGTTGAGGCTAGTGACTCTCCTACTTTCTCCCAATTAATTTCAAGCTGAAATCCATTTGCAAAATCAAAAACACCTTTTAGAAGAGTAAAGAAAAGTTTTGAAATGTTTTTCCAATTGATTTTGTTTAGCATATCTTTCAATGCTTGTGCAGTTTTTGAACCTAATTCAGTAAAATCAGGGTCACCAACAATAGTCAGAGCCGTAGTAAAAACACCATTAATCATAGAAGATACGGCATCAATAACTAACTGTACATCAAGAGTATTGAACAATTCTGTTAAAGCATTTCTAATACTTTCGCCTAAAGCAATCCAATCAAATTCTTTTGCAAAACCAAGTGCAAATTCAAAAATACCATTGATACTTTCGCCAAGCAGTTTGGCTATTTCAATAAAGTTTATAGACTTAATTGCACCATTAAGAAAACTAGCAATACTTTTCCCTAACTTTTTCCACTTTATCTTTTTAATGAGTGTGTATAGAAAGTCTATAGCTGTCATCAAACCATTACCTAGCGTAGTGCCAAGTAGGAACCAATCAATCTCTTCTATAGCACCATTAATGAAATCAGCAATATTACTAGCAATATTCTTAGCTTTTTGTCTTATGCTTTTCCAATCGATACTTGACAACACCGAATTCAATTTTTTTGATAGTATCTTCGCAACTTCTCCATAATTACCTTTACTAATTGCCTTTTTTAGTTGGTTAGCAAAGTTACTAAAAGGTGTTGCAACAGTTTTGAACTGCTTCCCATTAGAAGCATTACTGTCTTTGGTGTTATTTGAAGAACTAGACTGTTCCATAACATTAAGTTGGTCGTAAGAGGCTAAATTCTTTTGATTTTCTTTTGTGGCCTTTGTGTTAGCTTTAGTACTTTTAGTAGTTGTGTCAAGGCTCTTGACATAATTCTGTTGAACCTTTACTGCCTTTACATATGAGGATTGACCGGTTAAGGCACTAAAAAATTCTGCCACCTTGTTAGTAGCTTTACTTAAAGTATCCATTAAACCGGTTAGTATAGGGGTAACAACTGTTAAGATAGGCAAAAAAGCAGTAGCAATACTGTTTTTCATATAAGTAAACGAAGTCAACAATGCTGATAATTGTTTATTCACTGCAGGACTTTCTTTAGCCATTTCTCCTAAACTATCCTTTAAAGCCTCAACGCCACCTTGGATAACCTTATAAAGTAACATTCCACCAATAGCTTGTTTAATTCTATTTAAAGCCTTAGCAAAGCCACCCATTTGGCTACTGGTCTTTTTAGTATGAGAAAATAATTTTTTAAGATGACTACCAATTTTTTTAATACCACTAACAACGGTATTACTAAAAACAGTTTTCATCTTTTTACCAAGATTTTTTATAGCAGTAGTAAATTTCTTTAAAATATCAGTATTAATATTGGTCTGCTTTGAAGTAGTTTTTTCTTTACTTTCAGTTTCAACTAATCTAGCTTTATAAGTATTCAGTTGTTCATTAAGCCTTGTTAATTTCTCTTGTTTTTCCTTATATTCAGCCGTATCTTTACCGGTAGTTGAATTCTCGGCACTTCTAACGCTCTTCAGCTTAGCCTCATATTCTTTCAGCTTATTTTCTGTTTCAGTAATCTGTTGCTGGACTTTGTTCCACTCTTTGTCATTACTTAACATACTATCAAGATATTCTGTGCCTAGCCCTAAGTCTGTTAAATCTTTCTGCTTAGAATTGCCTATTTCATCAGCTTTGTTATAAAGGGACTTTAACTGTTCTTTAGCTTTTGTAATATCTTTTTCGATACCTGCTGATATATTAGTTTTAATAGGTGTATTAGCCATTTCCCTTAGACTATCTTCTAAAGATTTAATCTCTCTAGTGGTCTGAGCAATCTTATTTTTTAGATCAATAGCCTTTGAGGACATATTCTTTGTGCCTTTGTTAAAACCGTCTGCATCAATTTTAGTGTCAAAAATGATACTACCATCTGTAGCCATATAACCCCTCCTTCCTAAAATTGGGTATAAAAAATGCGTACACCACTTGATGTACGCATAAGAAAAGCCACCCCATTACAGAGTGGCTAATTTTTATTTAATTTTGCTTGAATCAGTATTGATATTAAAATATTTAACATCAATTAAAGGAACTGTAACACTTGATTTTAATAAGCCTGTATATGTATATTTTCCTTGACAAGTACCATAAACAGTTATAATATCGTCTTCCAATATTCTGTCTTCATCTTGTGGGATTTCTACATTAAGAAGAATTGTATCGTCCCAATAGTCCAAGTCATTCTTTGTCATATTTAACCGTACTGTGTATTGAGTATTATCATCAAGAACATTATCTTCTTCAACAACCTGCTCCACTTCACCGGTAATTTTAAAATGGTCACCTTTATATTTATTTGGGTTTCTTGCAAGTGTTTTGTAATCAATGGTCTTACAGGATGATTTATAGTCCATCTCTGACATTTCTGTTTGAGTTGTTTCAACGCTATTATTATCCTCAGTCTGCTTTTTCTTATTTTCACTTATAATTGCTGCAAAAATCACTAATGCCACAAGAAAAATTATTAACCAAAACCACCACTTTTTATAGAATGGTTTTATTTTGTTTCTATCAGGTAAAACTCTAATAACAGTTTGGTTGCTCACTTGTACATTACCCCTTACTTATTAAGTATATACATTATAATATAACAAATTTATCCAAGTGTCAACAATATTTTTGTGCATATCAAATAATATTATTAATGAAATCTAGTTCTTGTTGTTCATCTTGTGAAGTAGCTTTTCTCTTTAGGTCTATTAACTCTTTGTGGGTACTGTAAAATTCTCTCTCCCACTTTTCAAGTTTCTTTCCTTTAGACTTCTTACCTCTAATGTTCATTACCTGTGAAAACAAGCCATCTCCAATTTCATTAAATAGACCTAGAAAAGTCCACCAATGAAGGTACTTAACTTCTCTTGTTTCGTAACCGGCTACTTTATTAATAGCCGGAAAGATTATACTTTCATCTTGTTCCCAATCAAGTATTTTTCTTTGATTTTGAGATTTTGGAGTATCTCCACCATCAAGGAACCACATTGCTTTTTTAATAGCTTGTTCTGTATTAGCCGGTACTTCTTTATACAAACACTTTAGACATACTAAAGCCTTACAATATTGGTCTAGTTCAGGGTCATTGAATGCTTGAAATATTAACAATGCAACACGGAAATCTGAATTAATTTCATATGTTGCATTGTCAATTTCAAGGCTTTTAGGAAGTTCACCAATCATTTTACTTTAGATGTGTACTTGCTAACTTTTCTTTCAATTTTCTTCTGTTCTGTAGAAATATCTTCTTTGATGATTGGGAGTACTGCCTCTAGAAAGTTTTCAAAAATAGGCTTACCACCGGCAATGCTAATACAATTAGTATTACCAAATATAGTATCAGAAACATCGCCATCAAAGACATAATTAATTTGTTTTCTTACTTCATTGTCTAAATAAGAAAGTGTTTCTATTGCATTATCAGCAGTAGCACTATTACACTTATCGGCTATCTTCTGTAGTTCCTTTTCTGCTTTATCTATTCTAGTGATAACATTCATATCGCTTGTGTTAATACGCAAAATTCTACTTTCATCACCGTTAATAGAATATTCTTTATATCCAACATCAAAACTTAAATTGTTCATTAGACTTCTCCTTATACTGCTGTAAATGTTGGTACTTTGTTAGTAATAGCAACAGTACCTTTCTGACGATTGCCTTCAAGTGAAACATTGTAAGGAATATTTACACCACTATTGTTACCGCCTGCACCACCGTAAGACTGTGGCTTTACAAAACAATCTTCTATCCAAGCACTAGCACCTGTAACTGCACCTGATGCATCAATAGTAGCATTGTTATCAATAAGCACTTCAAGAATTTTTGTTCTGCAATTTTCTCCTGTAAGTCTATTCATAGCAATGTCTTTTAGCTTGTCAAAGATTTCATCTTCTGTGTCTGCATAGTATGTTTCTACACCTAGAGTTGGTGCGTAACCATTATCAATAGTTTGATCAAGAATATTCTTTGAGTCTGCCTCCGGATTCAGCTCCATTGATAGGTCCTCAATATCTCTACCGATTAGGAACCAACTAGGTGTCTGACTTCCAAAACTAGCGTCAATATAATGCATTAAGTAACTTCTTTTTAGCTTACCTGAATACTTGCTAGGTGTTCCACTTACTGCTTTTGTTTCTGCCATAATATTACCTTCTTTCATTAAAAATCAATTTTGTATTGTGATATAATCTGCAACTGATATACCACACCGTTATTCATATTGCCATTTGGTATTTCGTAAATCATACCATTTGAACAAGTTAACTTTGTTAGAGTGCCTGTATACTCTTTGTCACCCACCTTGACAGTAACTTCTTGATTATCTGCAAAATGTTCAAGGTACATTTGAAGTGAGAGTAAAGCACCTGTATTTACCATTCTGTCATAGTCATTAACGGACTGATACACTGCATACAGAATAAAGTTATGTTGTCTTGTCTGATTACCTAAAATATCTTCTTTTAGCAATGTATCACCTGTTGAAGATAGTCCGTAACTATCAATTGTATCATCTGTAAAGTCAATAGAAATTTCATTACACACTTCATTAATTTGTGGAAAACTCTGCAAAGCTGACTTTACTACTTCAATTATGTTCATTTCACATTACCACCTAAAATTTTTGCAGTACCGTTCAGGATAACATCTTCCTTATCCTTTTTCATTCGTTCAAACCACATCTTACCTGCTAAAGGGTGTTTAGCAGTTGAATACTGTAGCTCTCTACCGGTAGGGTATTTCTTTGGTGGACTGTAAAAGCCTACCAATTCACCATTCTTGTATAGTGGAATATTAGGACCATAAACAACACCATAGTATAAATACCTTGCATAAGGTCCTAACTGTACAACCTTACCACTACCTATAACTGTACCTACTGTGGCAGACTTAAACAGAAAGCCTGTATCCATAGGTGTGTATGGTATCATCTGCCTTATAACTTCATTGTCTACAAACCTTTGTGCCTTTTGAAATTCCTTTTCAGTTAAAGAACCAAAGTTACTACGCCATTTAAAATTTAAACTTCCGTTAGGTGTGTTTATTGTGCTATCTTGTGGCTGACTAATAATCATACATTCACCTACTTTCCACTAATCTTGATGTGTTGTAACCTTTTAGCACCATAGTCCTTGATGTCTATTGACATAATAGTGTTGTAACTAAAAGACTTGTTAAACTCCTTCATACTTTCCGATACTGTCTTTTGGTCGGTATTATTAAATTCAAAGTCACAATAACCTTTTACAATAAGGTCTTGTGAGGGTTTCTTAGGCACAATCTTCATTCCTGGGAAAACATCATTAGCCGGTAACAAGCTACTGCTAGGAGTAATTACAAGGCTATCAAGTGGTATATATACAGTTACACTGTCAGCATTCTGTAAACCACTTTTCATAACATTACTTGCCTTGTTCTCTTGCCAATGACAATGGGGTACATAAAACTTACTGTACCCCACTCCATTAAAATGATATATTGTACATTTAAAATTAGTAATCACTTTACACCTCTGTACAATAAACCTGTACCACTTAGCCACATATAAATTGCAGACTTAATTTTCTTTGACAAAACCTGTCTTTTGCTTTCTGTACTTTCATATGTAACTGACATATCTCCTGTCTTGTCGGAGGTTACATAGTTACTACTATTTTGTTCTGCATGATAAAGCAGTTCAGCCACTTCACAACAACACATTTTTACTTGTTCAGGTATATCGCCCTCATCAATGTTGTCACAAGTATAGTGCCTAATATAGTTAGTTGCTTTACGGAAATAAACATAAGGGTTAGCAGTATTAATGACTGCACCTTGATATTTATTTTTATAAAAATCCATATTTGCATAAATCATCATACTGCTTTACCTCTTATACAGATACTGACTGAGTAGCTGTGTTCTGTGTTACTGTGTGACAGTAGATACCTGCTACTTTGTTCTGATACACCCTAGCAATACCAACATTACGATAACCAAAAGTCCATGCGTCTGCATCAGGGTTTGCGTTAGGGTCAATAATCTTAGGTACTTTGTGCTTGGTGTACTGGATTACTGCTGACTTATGGATAATCTCAAAGTTAATATCAACAGATTTAGCTGACTTAGCATAGCCACCTTTTTCCTGACCACTGGTCTTACCGTCATTTAGTGTAATGTTAGTCATAAATCTTGATGAAGGTACAGGAACAATCTTAGAAAATCTTTCAAGTACCTTTCTTGACTTTGTTGTATCCATATCATCAATTACACCGTAAAGGTCTGAACGAATGTACAGAATTCTGTTATCCGTAGGTACTTCGTCATCATCCATCTTTGCAGTAGCAGTACGAAGAGCCTTGATAATACTGTCACCTGTAGAAAGGCTACCATATGCAGAAGAAATACCCTTGATACCTGAGTATGTAGAAAATCTAAAGGCATCCAGTTCAGGTACTTCTTTAGTACGGATAAACTCACCTGCAAGTCTGCCAAATGCAATACCGGCAGTTTCAATATTATCCATACTGTCAACGGTAAACTTTCTGCCTCTATCGTAGTTACAAGCTACTGTCTGATTCTTAATAGTTACATCACCGTTAATGTAACCACTGTTACGGTCATAGTTAGCAAGACCGTCCATTTCAATCATTGGAATAATCAGTTCGTTAGCATTAGCACCGGCTTGTGCAAGTTCTGACGCACCGTCTAAATCAGAAGTAAGTGCAGCATTCTTATACACTTCATCAAGAAGTGGCACATAGGATTTTGCTAATTCAATAGTATTTGCCATAAAATAAAACCTCTTTTCTTAATTAATTATTTTCTTTTGGTTCACCTAAACCCATAGCAGACCTAATGGCTGACATTGAGTCAGGTTTAATATTTGTGTTACCGGTATTCTTTACCGGATTTTTGATAGGCTCATCTGACTTGAACATATAGTCATTTTCTGTCTTTACATCCTTGATAGCCTTTTCAATATCTTCTGCTTGATTTTTTGATGTTTTAAGGTTGTCAAGGTCAAGCAAAGCCTTAACAGCTTTACTGTTCTTTGCACCACTTTTTGATAAAGCCGTATCAAGTACAGAAGTAAACTCCATATCTGCAATTTGATCCTTGTACTCTTTATCCTTGTTTGCAAGTTCTGTTTCTAAATCTTGGTTGTACTGATTCAGAACTTTATCAATAATATCCTTATCAAGTCCTAAATCTTCTAAAAATTCTCTTTGCATAATAGCTCCTTTCGATACGCTTTTTTAACGAGGTAGCACCTCTTTCTATCCTTAGTTTAACGACTTAGGAACGGTCAATTTTGGGTATAAAAAAAGCACCTTACGAAATGTAAAGTGCTTAAGTAGCAGTATTTTGTCACGAAACATAAAAAGTATAAAAACTAATAGTCTAGACAATCGTTATTCATCATCATAATCAACAATCATTTTATGCCTTCCTGTTTTTTTATAATATTCATCATCAAGTTTTCTTACTTCATCTTTAATGTATTCTGGGGCATCTTTATTTAGCCGTCTATGACAAGTATTATCCAAATGAGACCATTTTATATACTTATTAAATATCTCAGTCATAATTATTTATCCCCCTTAATGATATTTGCAACTTGCTTAGATGTGTATTTTGCCTTCTTATTCATACTTTCTGCAATACATTCAGATATAAATTCATTTATATCTTGCATAGCATATTTTGATACGGTATATTTACCTTTAAATTTATTGTTATCATATTCAGGTAATGAACGCATTATATCCTGTATTGCTTTTAATTTTTCATCCCACAATGGGTCATTTAACTTATGTTCAAGCTGAATTGCATGACCTATTTCGTGCCTTATAGCGTGTAAATAATGTGCAGTTGACCATTCACCTGACTTGTTCATTTCCTTTGCTTTTTTAGTGTGTTCTGATACAAAACTTTTCTTATTAGCAAATCTTAACACTAATTCTCTTGAATTATCATTGTATGAGCCATATGTACTCAAATTACTATCACTAAGAACACCAACAGAAGATATAATAGATATGTTTCCAAACTTCTGTTGCATATTCTCATATTCTGTATTAAAGATTTTCTTAACATCTTTAGTTACACCTTTTTCAAATTCTATTATACCACTATCGTTACTTTTTTCAATATTTGATTTACTGTTTTGTATAGTTTTTTCAAAGTTGGTGTTGTCACCAGAATCAGAAAGTTTATGTACACCATTTTCAATAGTCTTTGTACCGTTACTCTTAGCCACCTTACTACTTTTATCCAGTTTAGCACCTATGTTTCCCAGCCCGTCAATATTTACTCTTTGTCTTTGTTGTGGTAGGTTCATAGCCTTTGAAAGTCTTGCATATTCGTCTGAGGTTTTGTTGTACCTTGCATTAGCTGACATTATGTCATCATCACCGGCACCACCCTCTGTAAGCAGTTTTATCTCTTGTCTTTCTGCTCTCATTATGGTTTCAAGTTTTCTTTGTCTTTGCAGAGCCTCATACTTTGTGTAGCTTTTACCTCTGAACTCTCTTTTCTCATTATCTTCTTGGTTCATTCGGTTTAGTTCTTCATCTGTATAAGTCCTTTCTGATACACCTTTAATAAATGGATAATAGTTGTGATAACAGTTAGCACCACAAAGCCCTGTTACTGTACCCAGTCCACAAACTGAAACCAATTCTTCCTTGCTATAAACCCTACCTTGCCAAGGTTGATGGGTAGGTCTTGCCCCACTATGATAAGTAGTTTCAAAATAGTTTGTTTCAAGTTTTTCTGCATTACTCTCATTGATATTTGCCACTATCTGATTATAACCTGTAAGGACTGCTCTCCTTACTGCTACCGATACTCTACTGCTGTAACCACTGTCATAGTCAATGTACCTTAGTCCTGAGTTAGTCATTTCTTTTACTGTATTTCTCAGTACAGTATTGTAATCAAATGCACCTGTTGCAATCTGAGTTATTGCCTTGTCAAGAGTGCTTTGGTAGTAGTCTGTAAGTGGTGTATATGTTAGCTTAGTTGAGTTAGGTTCTCTAAGTGCAAAGCCTAAAGAACCGGTAATGTTCTTTAGCTCTCCTTTAGTCTGAGTTATCATAGAATTAACAAGTTGTTGAAGTTGTAAGTTATCTTCATATGGTATGAAACTTTTCCCAACTGCATCATAAAGGCTTTTATCTCTTGCATAACCACTGCTTATAACATTAGAAAACACCTTGTCTATCTGTTCATCAGATAGGTTCAAGGTGTTCTTGATATAACTCTTTATTTCTTCTTTACTTTTTCCCAATTCATAAAGTCTGTTAATTTGCCAATCTGCTGACCTTGTAATCTCCTTATTATTAGACTGTAGCTGTCTAATAATGTCAAGCATAATAGTTTGTTCCAGGTCATTAAAAAGGCTCACTATAGGCTGAGGAACAGACTCTATATCCTTCTCGGTAATTTGCATTAATCTTTACCTATAAAAGCCAGTACGATAACTGTAACACAAATAATTGTTGTAATAATAATTGAACTACTCATTCTATCACCTCAGCTTTTTGTGGTAGGTTCTGTAAGGCTGTATCAATGTCTTCACCCATCCACTTTGCTCTGTATTCCTCAGGTCTTAGGATACCTAGGTTAAGGTCCTGTATATCCTGTTTCCTCTCAGTTTCTTCATCTGTCTTAATGCTATCTTTAAAGTCACAAACAAACTTGTAACCACTTGTAGTCATTGAATTATAAAAAGCTAAAGCATACACAAGGTCCTCCATACAATCCTTTAAATTCTCCTGAATTGCATTGACTGTGTTATACTTTCTGTCTTTAGCCGACTTAATTTCCGTTGCAGTTTTTGCCACTGTTGCAGGGTCGGACAAGTCACCATAAGCAAGACCAACAGAAAACTCAATTTCTCTTTTGTATGCCTCTAGTCCTGCCTTTATATCGGCTTGTCTGATTGTCGGTGAATAGTCCTGTAAAATACCCTCATTATCATCAAGGTCAACACTACGATATAACCTTTTATTTAACTTTGCTACTCTATTACCTTTTAGTGCTGATTCATCAATATGTATAGCTCTTTCTCCACTTTCAAACTCCCAATCAAGCCTACCAAACTGAATATCTGCTATCTGAATAATGGGAAGTGCTGAGTCAAATATAGAAATAGGAGTCATAGAGCCGTCAATATCATTGTCAATAGGGTTACGATAATAGCCGAAAGCAGTTTTATTCATTGTGGGATATGTGATACTTTCTTCTAGGTATGCCCATTCTTCAATACTACTTAATGGTATCTTATTGCCTAATGTACTTTCACTGTCAGACACATAGGCAGAATTAGTAATTGTCAGTCCCTTGTCTTTGTCTAAGTCGTGATATTCAAGTCTTGTATAGAACTTGTTACCTAGCTTTTTAAATTCAGGAAATATAACTTTAATTAGTCTTCCGTCTGTATCGTATTCAACAGGTATAAAGGCATTGGCAGAAACAAACTGAACTTTACTGCCACCTAAAGGCTTTATAATCATAGCACCGGTGGCTAAACCCCTTTGAAAGTGTGTGTTAATGTTTCTAATTGCTTTCTTGTATATTTCATCAAGTGGCTTATAACTGACACTTGAAGTCATTTCAGACAAAGAAACATTGCTAAATTCTCTTACAATGGACTTTTCAAGTCTTAAACTGATAACATGGTATTCATCAAGCCACAAGGCTCTGCCTGAATAACTGTTCTGCCACACATCAATAGACTTTAACATTTCATCAGTTAAAGCAATATCAATATTAAGTGCATTCTTAATACTTCTTAGCTTTGTCGGAAACACTCTGCTCCACACTCCTTTCAAAAAATTTATAAGTCCCATTTTATCCCACCTTTATAAACCTTTTCATATTTCTTTCAAAGGTGTATTCAAAACTGTCAAGACTATCAATATCGGTAGATCCGTCATCAAGTCTTTCATCATTTAGCTTTTTATCGTTCCATACTGCCTCACACAAGGCTCTTTTCAAGCTATCACAACTGTCTGTAATAAAGAACCTATCTGCCCCCATAAGTCGCAAAGCACATTGAATACGGTCTTGTATAGGCATTTTCCTAGCCGGTCTAACAATAACATTAGGAAATTTCTTTTCAAAGGCTCTTTTTATACCTCTACCTAAAACAGTTTCGGCATTATCCCAATAAACATAATCAACTTTTCCTACCATATCAAAAACAGACTGTGCAAATTCTATTGCCAGTCTGTCTAAATCGTTACTATCATATTCTCCAAAGTGCCTTCTACTTCTAATTGCCACCAGCTCACTGTAATTATCAGTTGTACCGGTAGCAACAAACGCATGACCTGACTTATTACCACCAAAGTCAATACCAATAGTTACTTCTTGTAAAGAGCCTTTAAGTATCTGTTTGTATGGTAAATCAGGGTCAATCCTATCAACTAATTTACAGTAATATGCTTTTGGATTGTCGGCAAATTTACGGTAAATAGCACCTTCGGCACGAACCCACTTGCCTAAAATCAATCTATCATAATAGATAGTACCTTCATACTCATTACACAAGTTTTGTACAAATTCTTTAGACAAAAAGGAATTATCAAAGATAGTATATTCTTGCAAGTAAATATCTGCATCACTGTCAATAAATTGCTTTAACCAATGAGTAGGGTGTTCAGGGTTTAAACTACCGTCAAAGCAAGAATAAGGCTTATCAAGTCTTGACTTTAGCATAGCAAATACATCTTCATTCCACTTTGCTACTTCATCACCATAAATATATTTAGCTGAAGCACCTTGAATTTTTGCAACCTGACTAACCTTTTCAGCACCTAAACAATAAACATCTTCACCACAGATTTTAGCAATGTTACGACTGTTGATAGTTCCAACAACATCAGAGGTATATCGTTCTCTCATTGGCTGAAGTACATTTCTCTCAATAGTTTCTTTAGATACACCGATAATAAAGCAAAGTCCGTCTTTGCCTATTCTCTCCCTAATTCTCATAGGTACAATAAAAGTAACATCAACAAAACTTTTACCGGAACGAACTGCACCACTTTTTATGTTCCATCTATGGGTAGCATTTACAATATATTCTTTTTGCTTATTTGTGTAACCCATTCTTTGTACTCCTTAGTGCATCATCTTTAATCTCTTTCAAAATATTATCCAGCTTATTAAGTGCCGTTGTGTCTGTTTCTTCTTTCTGCTTATCTCTCCACTTATCAGGTCGTCTATTTTTAAGCCAAAATATTTGTGCCGTTGTATTGCCTTCCAAAGCTGATGAAAGCAAAGCATTTTCAACTTCATAGTCAACAACTTCTTTGCCCTTTTTTAAGGCTTGTAAAATCGGTAAATGATTTGTTTTATAGTTAAATAAAGTCTTAACTGAAATACCCATATTCTTTGCTATCTGTTCATCAGTTAAACCATCTCTAGCCCAACCTTCTAGCAATAATAAATTTTCCTTTAGTAACCACTTTTGATATTTTCCCTTTGCCAAATCCACCACCTCTCTTTATTAAAGCACAGTTATTTACTACTACCATTCCACCATGCTTCAAAGTTCTTTTCTCTTCGTTTTCTTGCATTTTCATATGTTGTTGTAGTTCGCCTATGCTCTAAAGTAGGGTCAATAACTTGTCTCTTTTGAAATTTTTTCTGTGCCTCTCTTGCAGCTAATATTGCTTTTGTTATTGCTCTTTTTTCTTTTAATAGATTTTGATTTTCAAAAGCTTTATCAATACTACCCAGCTTAGCTACTTTCTTTTTTAAATTTTCATCTCTTGCTTCATAATAGTCACTCATTTTTCTAAGCTCTTGCTTAGATGCCTTGTCAATAAGACTAAAATCCCCACTTTGTGCAATCTTTTCATAATTGCTATTTTTCTTTATATCCGGATTATTTCGTTCCAAAGCTCCACTTTGTTTAGAAGCATGGTACATAAATCTTGCACCCATTTTTGAAACGGGTTCGCCATTACCGTAAGCACTTCTAGCTGAGCTTGTTCCACCTCTGCCACCCATTACTCTGACCTCCTAAATTTTTCTTGAAATGACTTCACTTGTACTATATTGCCTTTACATTCTTCCGGTACTGTGCCGTAAAAAATAATCTGTGTAGGTTCTAACCGTTCTAACATTTCATTATAGCCTTGCAAAAATAATTCTTTATCTTTGTTACTTTTCTGTGTGCCTACGCTGGATACTGCAACAATACTGTTCTTTGGTTCTCCATCAAAGCAATAATTATAACTAACTTCATCACTCCAACAAATTGTAGGTATTACCTTGATACCATACATCTGCCAATATGCAGCCAACCAATGCTTTTTGTAATGATTATAAATCTGCAAGGCTCTAGGGTAGTCGGAATAAAGGCTAAAATCAGGTGAAAGTACAAAGGGGTATTTCATTAACACCTCAATATATTTTTCAGGATTATTCCATAATCGTTGGAACTGATAATCATCAAGAAAGAAATGCACTCCACAGTCTTTCTTCTTGCTACTCATTGCATAATTAAAGCCAATTAGTTTTTCTAAATTGTAAATATTATCTGTAGCATTGATGATAGGAATATTAAAAATACCTTCACCTTCAAAAATGAATTTTGTTGTGTTCTCATAACTGAACTTATTTTTGTACATTAAATCACCTAATTTCTTATACAACAAAACCCACCTAATCACTTTTAGGTGGGTAATGCTGAATTTTTTACAAGAGGAATAGTAGAAGTGAAAATCATTCTTGCAATCTTATCTATCTCTTTCGGTTTTCCATAATATCATTATAGCACTTTCTATAGTGGCTTTTAATGGCTATTTAATACTTTGCTAAACTCTTTCAAGGCTTTCCCATGTATTCTATATACCCATCTCAAATCATAATTCATACAATCAGCTACCTGCTCCCATGTTTTATGATTTAGGTAATATTCTGTCAGAACTGTTTTATATCGTTCATCAGTCAGCATATGTATAAGGGTTCTGGCTTGTTCCTTTAAATCTACAAGTCGGTCAATTTCTTCATTGATTTTGTCTTGTAATAAAACAATCTTATCAATAATCTTTGTAAAGTCACCACCACTACCGGAACTCTGTACCCTTTCACCTTGGCTCTGTGGGCTTACTTGTAATGACTTTAACTTTAGGTGATACAGTTCATCACTCTTAGTATTAATGCTTATATCAGCAAACCTTACACGATTAAGGTACTCTTTAGCATTCAAGGTTATCACTCTCCTTTAATTGATGCACTTTCTTCGGCAGGAAAATTCTCAATAATGTCTAAAATTTCTCCATTATAATAATCGACATAATCTTCCCATTCTCCATAGTAATCCTCTCCATCCATAAATTCTTCGATTCTTTTATAAAGTTCTTCACGATTAATTAGCATTCTTATCACTCCTTAATTTCAAAATCTCGTGATATTCTTCATCATTTAAGTTAAGTCCTGTTCTTACATATATGCAATTGACGCAATAACTTGAGTATTGCAATCCGCATTTTTTACAAGGCATTGTAGGTCACTCCTTATCTCAACATACTTCGGCAATGAAAGTAGATGTGCTTTTTATAAATTTTTGCCCTACAAGGTTTACCAATAACTTTGTAGGGTCTGGGTAAAACTTCATCATTTTTAGCGTAATATTCCTCGATTTTATAAAAATCGCAATATTTTTCGAGATACATTTCTCATTATCCTTTCCCCTTCTTTTTCGGCACCAATTCGCCAATGAGATTTAAGCCTTTGTAACATTCATCACATAGATGTATTTTAATTCTTCTCTTACTTTCAATAGGAATTGGAGTCCCACTAAGACAATCAGTATCAACATCTAGATAGAATTCCTTCATCTTAACGGTGTATGGATCTGCGATAACTTTTTCACAACAGTCACACTGATAAATTCTCATTTACTTTCACTCCTATTAAATATGATGGAGTGAAAGTAAAATAGCTTTGCAAATATTTCATCTTTGTATAATATTGCAGGTTTAAGCATTGTTTTCCTCACTCTCCTTTAGTATCTGCATTTCATACTTTAGGTCTGCACAATCTTGTATCATTCTAGAATTCCAACTAACCAAAATATGAAATGCCACTTCTTGTGGACTTGTTTCTCTGTCAATTACTTCAACACCATCTCTCAAGGCATCAAGAAATGCATAATACTCAGTTTCAGAAATATCTCCGTAACCAAAAGCCTCTGCCAATTCATCTTCTGATGCATATTCCAGCACCTTCTTTTTGCGTTCCTCACGATTGGCTTTAATTCTTGTGATAGTTTTCTGTAATGCTCTGATTGCAGTATCAAGCTTTTTGATAACTATTTCTCGACCCTTAATTTCAATCTTTAAATCTTCACTTGTCATATAGCAATCTCTCCTGTTTCAATCTTAGCTCTATACTGACCGTAGCTTAGTCTTGTACCGTTTTCTTCGTTGTACTTATGTAAATTATACAAAGTACGGTTAAGGTTATGTTCTCTTGACTGCTTTGGTGTTTTGGTTTGTTCTTGCCTTAGCCTTTGGTTCTTCACTCTGTTGTGTGTCTTTACACACTCATAACTGCAATACTTTGCATTGTGGTTTCTTGCAGTAAATTCATTGCCACATACTGCACATACTCTCTTAATTTCCATTATTGTTACTCCTTATTATTTCAACATCATCCAGTTTACATACCACTAAAGAATTTGTAGCTAAACTGTCTTGTAGTTCAGCTTGATATATAAACTTGTTTTCTTTTGTACTTCGTCTGATAATACAACCAACCAAGTTATAAAGACTTCCCTTATAACTTACTTGCCTATTCAAATATTTCTTAACTTGAGAAATGTCCATTTACAGGCAACTCCTTTATCCTGATATAGATACCGGGAATATCTGCCCAAAACTTTTCTACCAGTTCAGAACAAACAAGTGCATCATCTTTCCAAAAGCCTAACTTAGTCATTACATCTTTCAAAAGCTTTTGTAAGTTATCTGTATCAGGCTTTGTTGTACGATAGTCCCCATCACTATGTTTTCCCTTTAGTGGGAAACACCACTTTGTAACAAGTGATACACCTGAAACAAACATTTCCTTTGGAACATATTTACTTAAATATGCTTCAAGTTTTGACCTAGCCTCTTTTAGCCTTGGTTCTTCATAGAAGATTGGTTTACCGTTCACATAACTAATCTTCTTTTCTTGATGTGTAATTGTTGGTGGGTCCATAGGCATAAAAAATTCAGTAGTCTTCATTTTATATCCTTTCTGTGTAAATCGTTTATTTTTAAACTTCTGTTTTTTCGTGTATATTATTACTTAATATAAAAGGGGAATTTAAAACCCCTTTTATATATATATAATATATATAGTTTGTCTTTGTCCCGGACAAAGTCGATAAGTTATTCGAGAATGTCCCTCTCAGGGACATTCAATTTTTATCGAGTTTGACCCTGTGAGGGACAGACAAATTAATCGAGTTTGTCCCTGTCCCTATATTGATAAATTTTAAGTTTAATTCTTAATTAGAATTATTTTTCAACCCTGTATTACCGTTATCAATCCAAAAACCACCATGTTCTTTTAGCTTTCTTCTGATAGTTTTTTCTGATTGACCTATATATGATGTAAGGTCTTCAATACTGGCTTGACCATTTTCTTGAACTGCACTAAAGGCAACTTCTAATGATTCTTTTCGTTCATTCTTTCGTTCTTCAGCACTCTTTTTGTTGCCAAAATTTTTCTTGTAATTTGAGTTTTTACTATTCATTTGGCTACTACTGTCAATATCACTTAAAACACCTGTATCGTCAATCTGATGTATAGGATAATTGAACCAACAGTTGATTGGTGAGAACCTAGGGAACTCTCTTAATGTACCTTCAATTCTCCAAGCTGAACGAGTTTTGATGGACTTTCTTTCTTCTTGAAATTCAGCCCTAGCCAAAGCTAAAGTATTCTTACTTAGCTTATTTTCGGCTATCTTTTCCATATTGTAGGAACTTTCTAAATCATCCTGAGAAACCTCCTCATCAATATTAGAAACAAATCTTTTCAGATATTTATAGTAAATAGCACATTCAGCTTTGTTCTCTTGATACTTAATAAGATTATCATCAATTTCAAGTTCTATAAGGTCTAACATGGCATCAGGGTCACGAGCAAAAACACCACTGCCTGAGGCTCTGTCCATAGACTTTTTAGTACCTTGATTACCTTTTGAATGATGGTGACAGTAAATTACTGCACATCCCAGTTCGGCACAAATTTTGTCAAACTGATTACAGAACTTAGACATCTGTTCTGCACTGTTTTCATCACCTGTAAGAACCTTGTATATAGGGTCAATAATAACTGCTATATAGTTCTTTTTTAAGGCTCTACGGATTAGCTTAGGTGCTAATTTATCCATTGGTGAGGCTTTACCTCTTAAATGCCATATATCAATATTCATTATGGCATTAGGTTGCCAATTTAGTTTCTTATATACATCAGCAAATCTATGTAAACAACTTGCTTTATCAAGTTCAAGATTAACATACATAACTTTACCTTTAGTACAATTAAAGCCTAGCCACTTCTTCCCCTCAGCTATTGCAATAGTAAGTTCAATAAGTGCAAAAGACTTACCGGCTTTAGATGGTCCGGCTATAAGCATTTTGTGACCTTGTCTGAGAACATTATCAATTAGTGGTGGTGATAGTTCAGGTAAGTTATCAAAAACTTCTGTTAGGTTTTCCGGTTCAGGTAAATCATCATTAATACTTTCTATCCACTCATACCATTCATCCCAACTTTCTTTGCCTATGTTGGTATCAAGTAAATATTGTTTCTTACCTTTTCTTTCAACACCGGGCATTCTGCTTAGTCTTGAAGGGTTTTTGTTCTGCTTATCTGTAATAAAGCCGTTCTTGTCACAAACTTTGTAAAGATAATTTACTCTCTTACTGTATTCTTCATAATTTGTAGCATTTATCTTTACAATAGCGTGAATAGATTTATTACCTGTATGTACAAGACAAGCTACCGGCAATTCAAGTTCTCTGATAATAGTATTTTGAGTTTCAATAGGTATTTCATCAGATTCTACAAGTGCATAACGGTAGTCGGTTACATTGTCATTTTTAACACCTTTACCGTCTAAAGGATTAAACCTTATCCAAGCACCAACATCTTTGTTGTAATCCCCAAATACTGCACCTATATCATCATCTTTTAACTTTGACAATTCTTCTATTAACTGACCTGCAGTTCTATCATAATTACCCTTTGTAGGTAAGTTCTTACCGTCAGCAGTTTGCCAACAGTCTGTTACATATCCCACATTATCGTCAGCCTCAAACAATACACTAATGTATTTAATAAGTTGTTCTTTAGGGTGCCACTCTTTAGGTAGTTTTAATTCTTCAATTTCAAAACCACCGTCTATAACTTTCAATGGGTCATTACTGATTTCATCATCCCAGTTCATAGCTTCATCAGGTGCACCAACAGGTGGCTTGTAACCAAAGTCACAAGCCATTTGATATATAGTGCCACCTGTTACCGGTGAAGAACTTCCGTTAAATGTTGCCCATTTTTTATGACATTCATCACTGTGGTATCTGCTACTATCTCTACTGCTCCAACTATCCCAATCATATTCAGAATAACCTTCTTGTTTAAGAGCCATACCAACATTAATCCATTCCTGATAGTCTAGCCTTGAAGGGTCAATATATTTAATTAATTCAACTAAATTCAGCTTATTATTCATAGCTATTCACCCTCTCTATACTGTGACGGATTGATGTTTCTAGGTACATGCCAACCATTAGCAGCAATTCTATCTATCATTTTCTTTGCATTTTCAAATTGCCATTCACCAACATGCTGAAATCCATAACGCTCTAAACATCTTATCTGTTTAGGTGTGGTAAGTCCTGTTTCTTTGCGTTTCTGTAGTCTTTCAAGTAGCATTTTAGCCTTACCGGCATTATCAATTTCATCTGGAAAAATGCCTAGTTTTTCAAGTGCTTGTACTTGTTTTTTGCTAGGTGGTGCCATCTCCCAACCAAAAGCCGGAACATATGAAGATAAATCTTCTGCTTGAATTGACATTTCAAATTGCAAAGGGTCAACAAGTTTTCTTTTTCTTGTTTTCATTTTTTGCAGTTGTTCTGCAAGTGCTCTTTCTCTCTGTTCAACAACATCTTCTGATGCCTTTTCCTCAGCCTCTTCAATATCAACAGGACAACCTGAATTTTCTGCTAAATTCTCAGTCATTTTCTTTGCCACTTCGTCAGATGTACAAATTAAGTGAGCAGGTCTGCATAGTTCGTGTCTTTCTGTATGCCACAAAAAATCAAGAAGTAATAAATCTTCCTTACCTTCACATAGTCTTGTACCTCTGCCAACCATTTGACAATAAAGACCTCTTACTTTTGTTGGTCTTAATACAATAATACAATCAACTGATGGACAGTCCCAACCTTCCGTTAAAAGCATTGAATTACACAGAACATTGTATTTATCATTTTCAAAATCACTTAATACTTCTGCTCTATCTGTACTGTTGCCATTAACCTCAGCTGCATTAAACCCCTGAGTATTTAAAATATCTCTAAACTTCTGTGAAGTCTTTACAAGTGGCAGAAAAACTACTGTCTTTCTGTTTGCACAATACTTCTTCATTTCTGTTGCTATTTGATACAAATATGGGTCCAGTGCAGTATCAATATCACTGGCTTTAAAGTCACCGGCTTGTGTTGATACACCTGATAAATCAAGTTTAAGTGGTATTGTTACTGCCTTAATAGGAGTTAAATACCCTTCCTTAATAGCTTGTGGAAGGGTATACTCATATGCTAGGCTATCAAACACTTGTCCTAAATTTTTCATATCACCTCTGTCAGGCGTTGCAGTAACACCAAGTACATTAGCCTCAGAAAAATGTTCAAGTATTTTTTGGTAACTATCAGAGATAACATGATGTGCTTCATCAATAATAATTGTGTCAAAGTAATCACAACTAAATTGATTTAGTCTTTTATCTCTCATAAGTGTTTGGACTGAACCTACAACAACTCTATACCAACTGTTAATACAGGAGTTTTCAGCTTTTTCTACTGCACTTTTCAGTCCGGTAGCTTTTTCTATTTTGTCAGAGGCTTGTTCTAACAGTTCGCCTCTATGGGCAAGGATTAAAACCCTTGCCCCTTGTCTTACACAATCTTCTGTAATCTTTGCAAAAACTATTGTTTTACCACACCCGGTAGGAAGAACCAAAAGAGTTTTCTTGTCCCCACTATTCCACTTTTCAAAAACCTTTTCTTTTGCCTCTTGCTGATATGGTCTTAACTTAATTTCACCCATTAAAACTGACCCGGCACAAAGGCTTTAGGCTGACTGTTTTGTTGTGGGGTTTCGTTAGGTTCTAAGAATTCTTTGATTCTGTTAATTTCTCTTTCTTCGCCTTTATCATTAGTGTATTTATCTACACTAACCTTACACTTGCCTTTTCTGCCTGTTACTTCACTCCAATTCATTCGTAAAGGTTCTCCATGTTTTCTCAAACCAATAGAGGTAAAAAACTGACACAGTTTCCACTCAACTTTTTTGTTAAGAAGTAGGTTTTCTCTAACAGTAGCAGAACCTGCTTCTGAAGTTAGCTTAATTGATAGTTCAGCTTTAGGACAAGCTGACATCTTTGTGCTACCTTCAAATCTTTTTCTTTCAAATCCTAAAATCTCAAAATCGTATGTACCTTCAGGAAGAAGAACAAACTCACTATCATTTTCAATGGTGTCATCCCAACCCATTGCTACATCATTGTTATTGTATTCTGCCATATAAAATCATCCTTTCTTTAATCAAATGGTAAATCATTGTTTTGGTTAATCAGTCCTACAACTTTATCCCAGAAAGTAATTAACCAACCTTCAATAAACTCATTACCATAGTCCTTTATCTTAGTATCTTGTGGGAAATATCCCTTTTGTGCCACAACAAGTTGAATATCCTCTTCTGACACATTATCAGCTTTCATCAGATCTACTAACTTCTTAGGCAATCCTTCCGGAATCGGAACATTAGTTGCTTGTTGCTCCACCGGTGGTGAAGTTGGTACATCATCTTCTACAATGTCATCAAGTTCAGAAATAGGGTCACTTGTAACTACTTGTTGTGGTTTTGGTTCTGATACAACGGTAGTTGTTGTACTGTCACTAGGGATAAATGGAGAAATCACAGAATATTCAAAAGGTACTTCCCTATCAAGACCGTATCTGTTTTTTGCATCCCAACAAGGATTATGCTCTGTGTACATTACTCTCTTGCCACCGGTAGCCTTGTACTTGTTGTTGTCTGTTTTCTCCACATAAGTCTTATAATTGACAAAGAATACTGCATCTGCCCATTCTTTTAATAAAGGAGCATTTCTTTTGTCCAGCTTTAGTTCCCATCTATCATAAGCACCCATTTCATCAGGTTGTTCAAACTTTCTCATAGTAGCGTGAGCAAGTACCACAACATTAATATGTATATCAATCAAGTCTTCTAACAGATTAAGTATCTTACCAAAAGCCTCTGACTGATATACATAACCTTTGCCATAGCCAAAGTCCTCAATACCTTTCTTCTGTGCAGATGCACATACTGATTGACCACATAACTTTTCAAGCCAATCAGCAGTATCAAGAACAAAGGTTTTGCATACATTAGGGTTCTGCTTAACATATTCAATCTGTTTAATAACCATCTCCATTGAAGTTGGTCTATCAAATCTACTAACATTAAGCCTTTTTGTGCCACCCTCTGTATCGCAAAACACAGGACTAGGAAACTTAGATGCCATTGTTGACTTACCAATTCCCTCAGGACCATAAATTACAATCTTTTGTGCTGACATAATTACACCACTTGAAATGTTCATAGATTAAAACTCTCCTTTCTTAAATTCCTTTTTTACAAAAGGCTTTTGTTCTGTATTCTTAACATATCCATCCTCAATAATGATGGAACATTCATCTCCGGTTGACACTCTGGTTGCAATAGCCTGTAAGTTCTCACTTTCAAGCCACTGATTAAATTCTGCCAGTGTTTCAACATCCATTTGTTCCAGCTTATCTAATAGTACAAAACCACAATTAGGATTTAGCTTTCTGATAATAGCAGTAGCTACTTTTAACTGCTCTGCACCACTCATATTGTCCCACTTATAGCCTTTATAAGTTAGTTCCTTACCTTCAACTGATAGACCCGGTAAAGGGAGATTAGCATTGTTAAGTAGGTCATACTTCTTCTTGCGTATTTCTTCAATCTGATGTGTTAGATTGTTGTATTGGTCTTGATAATTCTTGGCATCTTCTTCAGCTTTCGCTTTATCAAGATTTGCTCTAACCTTACGGTTAATACTATCAATATTAGCAATGCTTTCTTCAAGTTCAGCAGTTGACTTATCTTCAAGTCCCTGAACAGAAGTTTTTGCAATTTCAATGTCAGATAGTATATGTCTTCTCTTATCCTTTAATTCTGCTAAATTACTTTCTAAAGTAGCAATTTGGGCAGTAAGGGACTCGTTCTGACTTTCCAATGAACTTAACTGTTCCCTTTTCTTTTGATTCTCACCGTTCTGCACAAGTATTGCTTGTTGTTGCTTAATTAAGTCATAAGGAGAAATAAGTTCAGAAGGTACACCCTCATACTCTTCCATTTCAAGAGCATACTTCTTCTTTTGATCTGCAATCTGACCGATAGCGTGTCTTTGATTGTATGTTGTGGTTTCTTCATTTTCCAGCATATAAAGTTCATCACCAACACCAATAATCTGTAGTAGAATATCTGCCTTTTCTTTTCCTGATGCACTCATAAACTTTGGTAAATCAAGAGCAAAAGAACTGATAAATTCATTCAGCAATGTTTGTCCACTTTTGTTGCCTTCCGGGTCAATGACCTTTAAGCTACTATTCTTGCCACTTCTCTCAACCACAATACCGTTAGATAGCTTAATCTTTAGGTGTGGTGGAATTGTAGAACCATCTCTCTTAGGAGATGATGGCATAAACTTGTTACCACCAAGACACCATGCAATACTATCCAGTACAGATGTTTTGCCTTGACCGTTTCTACCACCAAGGACAGTTAAACCCTCAGCAGTAGGAGTTAAGGACACAGCCTTAACTCTTTTAACATTTTCTACTTCTAATGATGAAATCTTAATTGACATTTTTACTATTCCTTTCATTTAAAAAACTTGACATTTTAGAAATTTTTCTCTAAAATGAAATAAGATTATTCTAATATGTTCCATAATAGGAACACCTTTCAGGTCACTAAGAAACTGCAATTTCTTAGTGGCTTTTTCTTTTGTTTTGGTTTTCCGGTAACTTTTTGCAAAGTCCTAAAGCACCTCTATTCTCTCTTCCAAGTCTTTGGTACTTATCGATATAATGACAAGTTGTGTTAAGTTCACACTTGTAACACTCACACTTTCTGTCCTCATTCTTGTATAACATTTTCTTTTCCCCCCCTAATTAAAATGTCACACATATATTAAGAACTGCAGCTGCAATCCAATATGTTGCCATTTTGAAATCTTTACCTACTCCATAGACTATTGCAGCACCTACATCTAAGATAATCAACAATAGTGGAAAAATGTACTTAGTGTTCATACCTCTTCGCCCTCTAGAGTTGTTACAACTTCTTCCGGTTTTGTGCCTAGTGCCTCTTCAAAACACTTTGTCTGAAAATCATCCTTAGTGATACAAAGGTTTTCCCTACTGTACGCAACTTTGAAGTCTGCTAAAATATTAGACAATATGCGTGGCACAATGTACACAAAACCAAAGTAGAGAAACGGAAGAAGTAAGAAACCACCATACTTTGACAGTAGATTGATATGTAGCACTAAGGAAACAATGATTGTAACCACTATTGATACTGCCAATCCTACTGCTTTAATCTTTTCTTTCATTGTCCTTTTCCTCCAACTTTCTTAAAAGCCTTGCTATCTGATTTTGACTTTCCTTAATCATCTCAAGCAAGTGCCTTTGCTCATTCATCACTTCGTTCCAGCTATTCTGTAGCCACTTGGTATTGTCAGTATGTGCCTTGTTCAGACAACCTATAACACCTAAAACTAGAAGTACAAATGCTAGAATGATAACTGCAATAGTGAAACTTCCCACTTTTTTCACTTCCTTTCTTTTACCTAATTCAGTAGTGCTGAATCAGGATGGTTATTCACATAGTCAGTCATACCATGACTTATTCTTGAACATATGCCACTTATGTAGCGTTGTTCTTGTTCCTTGGTCAGATGATTGGTCTTGTTGCCGTTGTGGTCCTTTTCTGCCCACAACACTTGCTTGCCACCATCATTAACCCATACCCTATAAGCTAACTCTTTTGCCATTTCATCACCTCACTAAAAGTTATGTTGTGCCTTGATTGTCCTAACACTTAATATAATGATAAAAAAGATTTTTTATTAACACCTCTTTCTTAAATCAATCTTCATTACTTAATTCAATTAATGGAAGAACACATTGTTTCTTTAGTAGGTCATAGATAAATAATCTACCTTTCTGTGTCCAGTAGGTATGTACTTTGGTGTGCACCTTACCATCAGAACCATTAAAAGTTTGAGTTTTGGTGTTTGTATAGCCTTTATCAGCATACTTCTTATACAATAACCAAATCTTATTGCCCTGCTTATACTGAATACCCTCCTCATGAAGAATATTGTTAAGCCATTGTGCTGTCTTACCATAGTCTTTTGCAATCTCTGTTACTGAAATCAAATCCTTACAATTAAGAACTACATCATAGTAACTAGCTTTAGGCTTTAACTCTGCAATCTGTTGTGTTTGAACTGCAACAGTTTCATTCAAAGCCTTTGTTTTCTCTCTTTCCTCTTTGAGAGCCATAAATGCCTTGATTGCCAAATCAGGATTTGCAATTAATTCATCTGTTGCATACATACCGTTTCTACGAATAGATGGAAGAACCTCAGAGGTTACCCATCTCTTAAATTTCTTTGCAGTCGGTAGCTTACTTGATAAGATAAGACTGTAAAGACCAGATTCATTTACGACTGTCAATCCTCTATTAGGAATTTCTAAGGTCGTGTTTTCCGACCTTTGGATTACGGTTTTATCTTCGCTATCAACATGTCTTGATAATGCGTCTTTAGTATTGTTATAACCTAAAACATCAGCCACATCTTTACCAACAAAATATGGTTCATTCTCAATGGTTAGTGTTCTTACTTCGGAATTTTCAAAATTCCATTTTGTTAAATTGTTCATTTTAACCTCCAAGCTTCTAGTTGCAAAACGCAACTAATTGACAAAAAAATAATTTCTAAACTCATCATCGGAAATACTAAGAATTATGCAAAGTTTATTAGCCTCTTCAAGAAACAATGGCCTTTTGTTATTAATTTTTAAATTAAATGCACATGTAGAGATTCCTAATGCCTTTGCAACATCATTTTGTGTAATTGCCTTTTCTTTCATTTTTGCTTTTAACTTATTTGTATTTAGCATAATTTTGCCTCCTTGCTTAGTTGCATTTTGCAACTTGATAGCTAAATAATATCATCGAAGAAAACATTTGTCAATAGCATTTTGCAACTTTTTTGAAACTTTTTTATAATTAATATTGCATTCTGCAATTAAATATGCTATTATTTTGTTACTGGAAGGGGCGTCTAAAATGAAAGATAATAAGAAACTCATAGGTCAAAGAATAAAAATAAGGCGTGAAGAGTTAGGCATGACACAAGAAGATTTAGGTAATATATTGTGGTTAAATAAATCTACAATTCAAAGATATGAATCAGGAAAGGTTGAACGCATTAAAGTTCCTGTTTTGCACGCAATGTCAAAAGCCTTAAATGTAAATCCTGATTGGTTAGCACTAAAAACTGATAACATGGGGAACTTTTCAGAGAATTACAATTTCACAACAGAAGAAGAGATAAACTCATCTTCCAACGATAGTCCACAACTTAATGATGTTTACTTTAGCTTAGCTAAGTCAGCACAAGAAGAAGGTATTGACCCTGATGATATAAAGTTAGCTATAGAAACAATAAAAGCTATGCGAAATAAGAAAGACGGTGACTAATTATCAATAAAGAAGAATTATACTTGCGTATAGAGGAACTTAGACATAAACTTTTAATTAATGGAATTAATCAACCATTTGACATTTTTGACATTTGTTCAAGATTTGGTGATCTAGATATAAAGAGCGTGCCTTTTAAAACAAATGGTTTAAGAGGTATGGCAATAATTGCAGATAAAGATAGCAGTTTAAATTGTATATTAGTTAATTCTAATTTAGATTCTTCTATTCAAAATTTTCATGGCTTTCACGAATTAATGCACATTTGTTTTGCTGGCAAAAATCAAGGTCAAACTTTTACTTGTTATGATAAAGTACAACCGCATCAAAATAAGTATAGTGAATGGCTTGCAAATGAAGGTACAGCAGAACTATTAGTACCATACAAAGAGTTGTTACCCCTAATTAAAAGTAATTATGCACATCTAACACAAGGTATAGGTACTTTCGAATTTTGCGAAAAAATTTCATCTAAATTTCGTGTTTCTCCAACGGTTATACAGAATAGGATTATTTCGTTAGCTTATGAAATTAAACAGTATATTTCTGGAGTAGATATTGATAACATAAGAATATTATCTAAAAATCAACAAATAAAAGAAAATATAATTCTTAAATCTTTAGTAGATTTAGAAGAAGAAAGAATACTTGCAACTTTTAAATCCAATAAAGCTTAAATTTATTGGATGTTATTGCATAAATAATATCGTCACGAATCGTTACGGTAATATATAAAGAAAAAGCACTACCTTGCTGGGAACAAGATAGTGCTTATATGAAAGTAAAGAGTGGTTGTTTCACTTTCAGTATGATTATAATATATTTTGGCATATTATGTCAATATATGGGAGTGATAATTTTGAATAAAAACGACGATTTGTCTAAAGTATTAAAGGATTCAATTTCTAGCACAGAATGGCAATGGAATTTGATATTCTTTAAAAAGAATAATAGAAACCAAAATATAGATGTTAGCTTGTATAAAGTTACTATGGAAGAAACATCACTAATTGTCGATAAAATAGTAAACTTTTTTATCAACAAAACCTTACAAGAAATGGAAATAAAAGATTATTCACCGTCTAACTCTAAAGGGATAATAGATAAAGTAAATATTTCTGATATTTCTCCAATAGAAACCTTTTTTAACCAGATAAAAAGTGTTACTAACAGTACGCATAATTTTAATAAAGATGTTACTGAAAAAATTACTGGTTATTATTTTTGGGGTGAGAATCCTAGTACCGGTGAAAACATTTATCTTCTTAAGAAAACTAACCCTATAAAAAATTACAAGTCAACAATGGCTTTTTTAAGAGATGAGAATTATATTAAGAAAGTTAGAGATGACTTAATTAATATTTATCTAAATGTCGATTGTATTTTCACTGTATCTAATTGTTATTTAATTACAGAAGGTATGGATAGATTTTTCGGCTTAGAAACCTATTTTATTAATAATGCTAAAGAAAAACTAAATTACATGAAAGACAATGGTTTTGATCAGATTGCAACTGATATTCCTAAAATCGAAGCTGTTTCTTTGAAGCCAAGAACTTCAAAATCTTTTGTTACATTTTCAGTCAAAAATTTCGATAGACTTCATTCAATGTCAGATAAAGAAAGAAAGCACTTTTTTGATAGACATTATTTGCATTATGATGAAAAAGGAAGATTTACTCCGAATACAAATAAAGATGTACAAATATTTGTTCAGTATTTATGCGACGAGACAGCTTGTGATTATGATGGGATAACAGTAGAAGTAAAAAATAAAAAGCAAATAGACCACTAAGCCTACTTGCTTTTTATAACTAATAAGTCATCTGACAATTTACCTATATTTACTAATTCATTATTATAATTTTTAAGTTTACCTCTTGCGATTACAGAAATATTTTTAGCATAATATTTTTTAACAACACTTCCATCTTCATTCTTATACAAACTATATAAATCACAAGAATAGGTACTGTATAATAGGAAATCAAATATGTTGTATTTGACCTGATTGTATTTAACATAGAGGAACCCTAGTATAAGCCAGATAAAAATAAAACTAAAAAGCTGTTTTTTATCATCTAAGTCAAATGCCCAAAGTGGTAATATTACTGTAAGAATATAATTTGAGTAATTATTTGAACTTTTTTGTATATTCGTAACATAATAACTGTTCTTATTTTTATTTAGCTTTAATTTTGTATATACAAACAGAAAAGTGACAGATATTACAGAAAGAACAAGGAATGCTATCAAAAATATCAATATATGTAGAGTTTCTATTGAACTCAAATACTTTATTCCGAACATAATATATAATGGTAAATATGAAGCAAAAAAAGCTGAACACCTAATTAGTTTACTCATAATGTATCACCTCCAAATAGAACATTCGTTCTATTTAATATTGTATATAGAATTTACTATATTGTCAAGAAAAAAATCGCCCTCTAGTATTGGCGTACTAGAGAGCGACACCATTACACAGGGTGCAATGATACTATTTCATAGCAAGTAATATTGTATCATACCCTTGTAAATTTTTCAATATAATTTACAAGGGATTTTTGCACCCTTTTTTAGATAAGAAAGGAGCAAAATAAATGGATGATTTAAAAATCGCAGCTGCTTACATCAGAGTTAGCACAGATGATCAGACAGAGCTTTCACCGGATAGCCAAATTAAAGTTGTTAGAGAATTTGCAAAACAAAAAGGCTATTTGATACCTAAAGAATATATTTTTCGTGATGACGGTATTTCCGGTAGAAAAGCTAGTAAGCGACCTGAGTTTAACCATATGATAGCAGTAGCTAAACAAACCCCTTCCCCATTCTCTGCAATTATGGTGTGGAAGTTTAGTCGATTTGCAAGAAATCAGGAAGAGGCTATTTTCTATAAGGGTATGTTAAAAAAGCGTGGCATTGATGTTATCAGCACATCAGAGCCTATTATAGATGGTCCTTTTGGTAGTCTGATAGAGAGAATTATTGAATGGTTTGATGAATACTACTCTATTAATCTATCCACAGAAGTTAAACGAGGAATGACAGAAAAGGTCAGCAGAGGTGGTGCAGTATCTATACCGGCATTTGGATATGATATTGTTGACAAGAAGTATCAAGTCAACCCTATCAATGCTCCTATTGTTCAAAGAATTTTCATCAAGTACCTTAATGGTGTTGGATGCAGAGCAATAGCCAATGAACTGAATGACCTAGGCATTAAGACAACTAGAGGTAATAACTGGGAAAACAGAACCATTGAATACATTTTGCGTAATCCGGTTTACATAGGCAAAATTCGTTGGAACCCTAAGAGAAGAACCAGGAGAAATTATGATGATAAAGATATTATGATTGTTGATGGTATTCATCAGCCTATTATAGATACTGACCTATTTGATAAGGTTCAGAAGAAGTTAGACGAAAACAAAGCAAAATACAGACCCTACATTACTGACAGGCAAAATGGCAAGGAATATATGCTAAAAGGTCTTGTTAAGTGTTCTAACTGTGGTGCTACTCTTTCATTGGCTTGTAATAGTTTACAGTGTATAAAGTATGCACATGGCACTTGTAATGTATCACATTCAATTCAAGTTAATAGGCTAAACGAGGTTGTTATTAATGCTATTGATGATACTCTAAAGAGTGGTGACTTTCAGCTAAAGCCAAAAGAACAACCACACGAAGAACCACAAGAACTGAACATTGATTTTATGATAGAAAAGGAAAACACAAAGCTAAGAAGAATCAAAGAGGCCTATGAGGAAGGTGTTTATAACCTTGCTGAATTTAAGCAGAGGAAAGAGTTAATTGAAAGCAAGATACATTCATTACAAAAGCAAAATAAACCACCAGAGCCTAAGCCAGACCACCTTTTAGCGAAGAAAAAACTAATGAGCAGAAGAAAAGAAATTATCTCTACTCTTAAAAGTAAGTCAACTCCTGAAGTGGAAAAAAGCGCATTGCTATGCACTTTTATCGATAAAATCATCTTCAATCGTTCCCTATCTTCCGTTGAGTTATTTTTCTGTTTTTGA